TGCCCAAGGAGCTCAAGGTGCTGCAGGTCCACAAGGTGCTCAAGGTGCCCAAGGAGCTCAAGGTGCTGTTGGTCCACAAGGTGCCCAAGGTTCTCAAGGTTCACAAGGAGCTCAAGGTTCACAAGGTGCTCAAGGTGCCCAAGGAGCTCAAGGTGCTGTTGGTCCACAAGGTGCCCAAGGTTCTCAAGGTTCACAAGGTGCCCAAGGTTCACAAGGTGCTCAAGGTGGTCAAGGTGCCCAAGGAGCTACAGGTCCAAATGCAGGTATTACCTCTTATACCAATCCAGCTGATAATCGTGTTATAACTTCAGTTAACTCATCTACTATTAATGCAGAGGCTAACTTAACATTTGATGGTACAACATTGTTTGTAAATGGTGCTTTAGGAGTAGGTACAAGTACTCCAACAACTACAGGCTTAATTAGAGCAACTAATGATGTTGTAGCTTTTTTTTCTTCAGATGAAAGATTAAAAGCTAATAAAGTTAAGATAAATAATCCTTTAGATAAATTATCACAAATTAATGGATATGAATTTGATTGGATATCTGTTGAAGGAGTCCATGAAAATGAAGGACATGATGTTGGAATTATAGCTCAGGAAATTGAAAAAGTATTACCTGAAATAGTGACTACAAGAGATAATGGATATAAAGCTGTTAAATATGAAAAATTAGTTGCTTTACTTATTGAGGCTATTAAAGAACAACAAGAACAAATTAATAAACTTAAAAATTTATTAAATAAATAATATAAAATGGCTATCACATATAATTGGAAAATTGATTTATTAGATTGTTATCCAACCTCATCACAAGGTTTAAATTATGTATTTGTCACTCATTGGAGATTAAATGCTAATGAAACTGTAAATAATATAAATTACACAGCTGAAACTAGTGGTAAACAATATATAACATCAAGTACAGGATCATTTATACCTTTTAATGAATTAACATTAAATACTGTATCAGGATGGATTGAAGAATCTATGGGAAGTGAAATGGCTAATAATATAAAAATTGATTTAGCTGAAAAGATTAATAATCAGATTAATCCTCCAACAGTATCATTACAACCACCTTGGTTATAAAATAAAAAATAGTTTATGGCTTTACCAGCATCAGGACAAATATCAATGAATGATATAAGAGTGGAATTGGGAATACCATCCCAGTCTCCATTTGAATTAAACACAGCTATAGGTGAAGGATATGTTTATCTTAATGAATGTAGTACTTCTAAACCAATTGCTGCAAATCCTGATGCTATAAGTGAATGGTATAGCTATAATCATAGTGCTACTTGTACAAACAGAGGTAGTTTTAAATTTAGTACTACTAGTTGTGCTAATGCATGTGCTGGACCTTTTACAACAACAGTTTATTCTTGTGGTTTATCAGTGGGAAATATTCTTAGAACAACATTAATATCTCCAGGTAACTATTGTGGTGGTCCTGTTAGTGATGTTAATGGATTTTATAGTAATGGTACAACATGTTATGCTGTTTCTGGGCAAGCTATCACATCTATATCTAACTGTCCAACACCAACACCTACCCCAACTCCAACACCAACACCTACCCCAACTCCAACATCAACACCTACACCTACACCAAGTAATGTAACTATTACTGTTTATCATAAACGAACTAATAATACTCCAGCAAATGGATATTCAATCCATTATAAAACAGCTGGTGGATCTTGTACTTGGACTCATTTGAATTGTACTGGTAATGATCCTGACTGTAATGCTGATGATAATTGTTCTCAATGTGGTAGTACATTTACAGTAGCTCAAAATACAGATATAGAAATAGCTGTAACTTTATGTCAAGACTTTAACACTGGTTTAACCTTTAATGCCGAAGATAATACAAGTACTTGTCCTTCTAATTCAGGTACTTATTGTGAAGATCTTACTTGTACTTTGACTCCATTTAGTTTTAATTCAGGCACATCAAATAAGAATATAGCTATTACAGTTTTTGTTAATAAATTTGGATATTTACAATGTGTTTAAACATAATAAATATAAAATTAAATTAATTTATGTCAATTAGAGCATCAAGAAAATCAGAGATAAGTCGAACAAAAACATCTCTTAAACTAACTTATACAACTGAAGGAGGTCGAAATATTCCTATAATGCATAAAGCATTTAAAAATTTAGAAATAAAACATGCTAATACTTTAGTATCAGTTGCTTGCTCTTATAGAAATGTTAGTGCTAGTGATTTACGAGTTTTAGATATTGGGTATGGTTTAGGATATAGTTATCAAAGATTTTATGAATTAGGAGTTGGTACATTACATTGTGTTGAAGTAAACCAATCTATATATAATGATTTAGTAAATCATGACTTTAGTGGAGGAGCAGGTGGGGAAATAGCCATACCTTTAACATATGAGAATTATAACTCATCTTGGGAAGATTATGCTGATAATTATGAAATAGGTGAGAGAAATCCAGGATATGATATAATATATTATAGCCCATGTGATGATATTGGTAACATGTATTTATTTAGACAACTTAGAAGAGTATCTAAACAGGGAACTATATTAAGTATTCAAGGTTTATCATTATTTGATAATCAAAGTGAAGCATATCAATCATTTGATCGTGTAACTGAAGAACCAGGAGGAGTAGATCCAGACAGTGATGCTTATGATTCCTCTTTTACAGTTAGTATGTATAATACTTTAAATAATTTAGGATATTTTAAGGTACGTTATCAATATTTAAATTGTAGTGGAGGTAGTGGAGATAGTATAGCATCCCCAATAGCTGTTGAAGAAGGTGGTTTATGTAATAATGGAATATGGCTAAGAGAACAACCACGTTTATCATCTCGTGACTAAAGATAGATAAAATCCAAAAATAAAATTTGGCTACTAGATAAAACTAACATATATTTATATATAAATTAAGTTATGGCTCATGAATCTTCTTGTGAAGATATTATATGGAATATTGATTTTATTAATCAAGTTGGATCTTCTTATAAAATTATAGGATGGATTGCTAGTAAAACATCTAAGATAATTGGTTTACAATTAAATAAACAAAATATATCTTATGATGTTATTGATCGACCTGATGTAAAAAATGTTTATCCATTTCTTCAAACATCACATGTTGGTGTTGAATTTATTATTAATAAAGAAGATATTAAAAAATCACTTCAAATTATTGTTAAAGGAGATGTTATAGCTAAAGTATATAATATTGGTTCACTAGAGCATTGGTTTGTTATAAAATCAGGATTTACAAATGCTTCAAAAAGTTTAATTATTGTAGATAATTTCTATAATGATCCTGATATAATTAGAGATTATGTTATAAAAAAAGTAAAATTTGACTATTCAGAATACCACACAGGTAAAAGAAGTTTAGACCGTTTTATATTAGAAGGTACTAAAGAAAAATTTGAGGAACTTTTAGGTTGTCCAATACTTAATTGGAATCATCCAAATTATGCAAATGGTAAGTTTCAATATTGTACCTCATATGATCATGTTGTGTATCATATTGATACTCAAAACTATGCTGCAATGGTATATCTTACACCAGATGCTCCATTACAAACAGGTACTGCCTCTTACAGAAGTAAGTTAACAGGTGCTACTCGTTTTGATAATGGTGAAACAGGAGAATTATATCAAAAAACATTTAAAGGTGTAAGTAATGAATTAAATTTTTATGATAAAACATCTTGGGAAGAAGTAGATAGAGTAGCAAATGTTTATAATCGTTTAGTTATGTTTGATTCTAAAAGGTTACATTCAGCTACAGAATACTTTGGTGATGCTCTAGAAAATGCTAGATTATTCCACTTATTCTTTTTTGATATTTAATTGATATTTAAAATCTGTTATGACAAATCCAACTATTTGTTTTGCTACTATTTGCAAAAATGAATCTCACATCATTAAAAAAACCTTAGAATCTATATACAAGTATATAAGTTATTGGGTTATATGTGATACTGGCTCTACAGATAATACTAGAGAAATAATTACTGAGTTTTTTAAAGAAAAAAACATACCAGGAGAACTCCACATTGATGAGTTCAAAGATTTTGGTTATAATAAGAGCTTATTAATGAAACGAGCTCAACATAAAGCAGATTACATACTACAAATAGATGCTGATGATCCATTAATTGGTGAGTTTAAATTTACTCAACAAGATATTGGTTATGATGTCTATTTAATCAATGTAAAACGAGGAATAACTAGTTATAAAGCATTAACTTTATTTAATGCTAAACGTTTATGGAAGTTTTGTAGTGTGGCTCACACAGCTATTAAATCTATAGATAGACCTGAATTTACAACAGGGGATTTAACCCATTATGACTTTTATGTCTCATCAGAGGATATAGGAGCTAGAAAAGCAGATCCTGAAAAATATCTTAAAGATGCTAAAAAACTTAAAAAACAGTTTTTTGATACTCTAATTGATGATCCAGATAATTTAAATAATCGCTCTATTTTCTATATAGCTCAAAGCTATATGGATTATGGAATGTTTGAGGAAGCAATTAGATGGTGTAGATTGTATACTAAAATAAGAGGCAATTGGCTTGAAGAACACTTTGAAGCTCAACTAAGAATAGCTAATTGTTATATTAGACTAGATGGTGATTCTAATTTAATAGAACAAGAAATGAAAAAAGCAATTGATATATACCCAGATAGAGCAGAACCATATTTTATTTTAGGTAATTACTTTAATAATAAAAAACAATCAGAAAAAGCATATTATTATCTTAAACAAGCTCAATCTAAAGATGTAGAATTAGCTAAACAAAAATATATACTATTTATAAATGAATTTAACTATGGTAAGTATGTAAATGATGAACTATCAGTAGCTTGTTATTGGACAAATAAATATAAAGAAGGATTAAAATTATTAGAGGAAATTATTGATGATCCTAAGTATAATAGTGATAAAGAACGATTATTAAATAATATTAATTTTTTTAAACAAAAACTTAATGAATGATAAAACTACATTTATTAACTCGTTGTACTAGATTAAGTAATTTAAGAATTATTAGAGACACTGTATTTCCTAGTCCTCTAGATGTAACATGGCATATAATTTTTGACACTAGCATTGTAAAAAGTTTTAATAATGTTTTAATAGATGAGTTAAAACAACTACCAACAAAAATATATTATATAGAAAGTAATGGTACTGATTATTTATATCCTCAATTAAGTGATATTATAAACACTATTGATGAAGGATTTGTAAGTATATTAGATGATGATAACATATTACATTCTGATTTTTATAATAGTATTGAAAAAATAATAAAACAATACCCAGATAAAAAGGCATTTGTTTACAAACAATATATTGGTGGTAAAGATTTCACAGGTTTAAAAGTTAGAGACATAGGTCCTGAGCATATGAAACTACAACATATAGATTCAGCTCAATATATAATTGAGGTTAATTTATATAAAACAAGACAATATGAGGAAGGATATGATGCTGATGGTAGATTTATAGAACCATTTTATAAAGAACATGCTGATAAATTTCATTTTATAGATGAGGTATTATGTTATTATAATCATTTAACATTCTCTAGAAAAGCCAACTTACCAAGAATATTATATATAGGTCCAGGTTTACCAGAGCTTAGATCTAAACAACTTTATAATTATGAAGAAGATAAATTAGATATTTTTTACACTACAAATGATAACAATATTGATTCTATTTTAATAAATTATAATCCAAATGCTATTGTTACTGTAGGTGAAAGTGACTCTGATTTCCCTAACTTATATAGACAACCAGCTGAAGTAAGAAAAAAATGGATTCATGTAAAAGATGTTGATTTAGATTTAGGTACTAAAGCGTATTATTGTGCTATGATTCAAATGTTAGAAGATAATACATCTGAATTAATTTCATTTTTTACCCCAATTTATAAAACTGGAGAAAAATTATATAGAACATATCAATCTTTAGTAGACCAAACTTATATAAATTGGGAATGGGTTTTAATAGATGACTCTACAGATGAATTAACTACAAAAATAGCTGAAGAATTAGCCGCTAAAGATTATAGAATAAAAGTATATAGTTTTAAAGAAAAAAGTAATGGTAATATTGGTGATGTAAAATATAAAGCAGCTATGTTATGTAGAGGTTATTTACTAGCTGAGTTAGATCATGATGATATTTTAACTGAAAGATGTACTGAGTATCTACACATGGCTAGTCAAGCATATCCAGATGCTGGCTTCTTTTTCACAGATTGGGCTGAAGTAAGTGAAACAATGACACCATATACTTATGAAGATGGATTTGGATTAGGATATGGAAAGTATAGAGATGAAAATTATAAAGGACATATAATAAAAGTTTGTGATCAACATAATTTAAATCCAAAAACAATTCGTCATATTGTTGGTACACCAAACCATGTTAGAGCTTGGCGTAAAGATGTTTACTTAAGTTTAGGTGGACATAATAGAAATTTAACAATAGCAGATGATTATGAATTAATGATAAGAACATTTTTAAAAACTAAGTTTTGTAAAATACCAATACTTGGTTATCTTCAATTTATATATCTTCACCAAAATAAAACCGACGAAAATAGTCAGGCTGACTCAAGATCAGATATTCAAAGACGTATTAGAACTATAGCTAATTTCTATAATGAAGCTATTAAAAAAAGATTTGAAGAATTAGGTGTTGAAGACTGGGCTTATTTAACTAATGGATGTGATATACAAGATATACCTAGTAGATATGGTAATCAAGAAAACTATGTAAATTATATATTTAAAATTTAAAACATGTCATTTTTATTTTCAAAAGAACAAAATGATCCTCAAAATTACTATTATTATACAAATGGTTTTAGTGATGAAGAATTAGATAAAGTTTACAAAGATGTAGCTACATTAAACTTTGAACAAGCATCAACTATAGATTCAAAATCAAATGATAAAGAAATTAGATCATCATCTGTTAAATGGATACCAAATAATCAACAATGGAATTGGTTATATTTTAAATTAATGGATATGGCTGTTCAGGCCAACAACTCTTTATGGCATTTTGATTTATACTCAGTACAAGATTTAATTCAGTATACTGAATACTATGCTACAGAAAATGGACATTATACATGGCATCAAGATTTTGGACCAGGTAATCCTTCATTAAGAAAAATATCACTTACTGTTCAATTATCAAGACCTGATGAATATGAAGGTGGTGATTTAGAGTATTGGAAAGGGGGAAATGAAATTATACAAGCACCTAAGAACAAAGGATTAGTATTTATATTTCCTTCATATATGATGCACCGTGTAACACCAGTGACTAAAGGAACACGTCGCTCATTTGTTTTATGGATAGGTGGAGAACATTATAGATAAATTTGGTTGTTTTTTAAATTTTGTATATATTTATATCAAACAAATAAATTATGATAACATTTTTAATTTTAGCTGCTATTGTTTCTGTTGTTGTTGGTTTATGGCTTATTAATAAACAACAAAATAAAGACTTAAAAGAAGTTAATACAGAAATTGATCTATTTATTGATGATTTAGCTCCTGAAGTTACACCAGCACCAATCGCTGAAACTATAGCTAAGAAAAAATCTACTAAGAAAAAACCAGTTGCTACTAAAAAATCAGCTAAAAAAGCAACTAAAAAATAATTATGAGTGTTATTACAAAAAAACTAACCACTGAAGAATTACAGTCTGTTAAAAATATCAGACAAGATTATAGTAATTTAGCTTTAGCTATTGGTGAATTAGAGTTACAAAAATTTAATTTGTTAGAAAATTATCAAAAAGAAATAGCTGAACGTGAAAAACAATTAGCAAAACAGTTACAAGAAAAATATGGTGAAGGTACCATTGATCTTGAGACAGGAGAAGTAAAAGTATAATATGTATTGTTAGGTGTTAGGAGTTAATATAGAAGAAAGCCTCGATAGTAATGTCGGGGCTTCTTCGTTTTATAAATTACTTCATATATTTATCAGTAGACAAAATCTATTTAAAACATGGCGCAAGAAACATTAATTTCTCCAGGTGTATTAACCCGTGAGAATGATTTATCTCAAATAACCCAATTACCAATCACTGTTGGCTTAGCTTTAGTTGGTCCAACTGTTAAAGGTAAACCATACATTCCAACTGTAGTCACTTCATATAGTGATTATATTAATCGATTTGGTGGTTCATTTGTTAGTGGTGGAGCTAATTATGAATTTTTAACTTCAATAGCCGCTTATAATTACTTTCAACAAGGTGGTGAGTCAATTTTGGTAACAAAAGTTGTTAGTGGTTCATTTACTCCATCATCAGCTAGTATTTTCATATCTGGATCAACTTCTACAGCTTCATTTGTTTTAGAAACATTAAATGTTGGTTTATTTACTGACAATAGTGGATCTGTTTTAAGTAATGGTGGTTTAAGTAGTGGATCTTCAGAAAATGTTAGATTTGAAATAACAAATGTTAATCAAACTCAAGGTACATTTACTGTAGTAATTCGTCGTGGTGATGATAATGAACTTAATAAAGTTGTATTAGAAACATTCACTAATGTATCTTTAGATCCAAACCAACCAAACTATATAGCATCAGCAATAGGTGATCAATTAAAAGCATTATCCTATGATTCTGATATGGGTGGATTTTATATTGATATAGATGGTGATTATCCAAATAATAGTCGCTATGTAAGAGTTAAATCTGTAAATTCTCCAACTCCAAATTATTTTGATAATACTGGTAATGTAGCAGTTAATGGTTTACCAGGTGCTTTAATTGGATTAAGCTATTCAGCTTCATTACCATTTGCTGGAACTGGATCTTATGGTGGATCATTTGATGGTGGAGTAGGTGATGATATTCCATTTATTGGAGGTACATTATTTAAAACTATTTCAACTAAAACTCAAGGTATACCAGCCTCCAGCTATTTAACAGCTAGTAATATTTTAGCTAATAAAGATGAATATGATTATGAATTATTAGTAACTCCAGGTTTAATTAAATCTTTACACTCATCAGCTGTAACTAGTTTTATAACTAATGCTGAAAGTAGAGGTGATTATTTTTATATCACTGACTTAAAAGAATATAATAGTACTTTAACAAGTGTTGTAAATTCAGCCGCCACATTAAATACTAACTATGCTGGTGCTTATTGGCCATGGGTTCAAGTAGTGTCTCAAGAAACTGGTAAATTAGTATTTGTTCCTGCTTCAACAATTATGGCTGGTGTTTATGCTTTTAATGATAATGTAAGTGCTGAATGGTTTGCACCTGCTGGTTTAAATAGAGGTGGATTAGGTGGTGTTATTCAAGCTGAAAGAAAGTTATCTCCAACAAATCGTGATAATTTATATGCTGGTAAAGTAAATCCAATTGCTACCTTCCCTAATGTTGGTGTGACTGCATTTGGTCAGAAAACATTACAACAAAAAGCTAGTGCTTTAGATAGAATTAATGTTCGTCGTTTATTAATTGCTCTTAAGAGATTTATTGGTAATGTAGCTAAAACATTAATATTTGAACAAAATACAACTGTGACAAGAAACCGTTTCTTATCTCAAGTTACTCCATACTTAGAAAGTGTACAACAACGTCAAGGTTTATTTGCTTTTAAAGTAGTAATGGATGAAACAAATAACACTCCAGATGTGATTGATCGTAATCAATTAGTAGGACAAATCTTCTTACAACCAACTCGTACAGCTGAATTTATCCTATTAGATTTCAATATCTTACCAACTGGTGTAGAATTTGGTTCATAAGAAACTTAAATTATTAATATTTATATAAAACAACAATACAATGGCAGTATTAGATCCAAATGAAATAATGTTCACCGCATTTGAACCTAAAGTTCAGAATCGCTTTTTAATGTATATTGATGGTGTACCAACTTATTTAGTTAAAAAAGCTTCAACTCCATCATTTAATGCTGGTGAGATTGTGTTAGATCATATCAATGTTTACCGTAAAGTAAAAGGTAAAGTTCGTTGGAATGATATGACAATTGAAATGTATGACCCTGTAACCCCAAGTGGTGCTCAAGCTATAATGGAATGGGCTCGTTTAGCTCATGAATCAGTAACTGGTCGTGATGGTTATTCTGATTTCTATAAGAAAGATTTACGTTTAGACATTTTAGGTCCAGTTGGTGATGTAGTAGGTGAATGGATTATTAAAGGTGCCTATTGTAAAGAAGCTAACTTTGGTGAGTATGATTGGGCTAATGAAACTTATATCAGCATCAGTGTAACTGTAGCTATGGATTATTGCATATTGAACTACTAATTCAGTTCAAAATATTTTAAAGAGCCGTCCATTTGGATGGCTTCTTTTATCTTTGTATATTTATATATATAAAACAATAAAAACGTTATGGAAGAAAAATTTAAGTATCCAACTGAGCAAATTGAATTACCATCTAAAGGTTTACTTTATCCTGAATCATCTCCATTGTCTAAAGGAGTAATTGAAATGAAGTATATGACTGCTAAAGAAGAAGATATTTTAACTAACTCTAACTTTATTAGACAAGGTACAGTTATTGATAAATTATTACAGTCAATGATTATCACACCAATTGATTATAATGATTTATTAAATGGGGATAAAAATGCTATATTAATAGCAGCTCGTATTTTAGGTTATGGTAAAGATTATGAATTTATGTATAATAATCCTAATACAGGTGCTCAAGAAAAAGCAACAATTGATTTAAGTCAGGTTGAATCAAAACCACTAGATGAGTCTTTGTTTACTCGTGGTAAAAATGAATTTGATTTTCAGTTACCGTTTTCTAAAGTAATGGTGACATTTAAGTTATTAACCCATAGTGATGAAAAAAAGATTGATAGAGAAATTGAAGGATTGAAAAAAATTAACCCACAATCAGTAGCCACTATAACAACTCGTTTGAAACATTTAATCACATCTATTAATGGTGACAGAGAAGTAACTACAATACGTAGTTTTGCTGAGAATATGTTAGCTAGAGATGTAAAAGCTTTACGTGATCATATTAATAAAATAACACCAGATGTTGACTTAAAAGTTAATGCTGTTAAAGAAAATGGTGATGTGGTGGAGGGCATCGAATTACCAATTGGTATTAGCTTTTTTTGGCCTGACACCGAGCTATAAAAATATATTATTAGAAGAAATTCACACATTGTGTTATTTTGGCCAAGGTGGATTTACTTATGATGAGGTATATAGTATGCCTATTAGATACAGACATTATCATTTAAAGAAGGTAATTGAGCATTTAGAAAAACAAGCGGAAGTTATGAATAAATCATTCACTAATGATGAAAAATCCAAAACTCCATTAGGTCCTCCATTAAAACCAGATTTTACAACCAAACCAAAAGCGCCCAAAAAATAGGGCGCTTTCATATTTATTCCCGATGTAAACTAGTATAAATGGCTTTAGATCCACAAGCGCAACAAAACGTAAATGACTTTCAGTTATATGTGAAAGATACATTGATGTCCATCAGTGCCAAGTTTTCAGAAACAATGGCTGAAGCTGTTGAAGACGCGTTTGATAATCTTGATAAAAAGGTTATATCATCTGTTGAAAAAGATTTAACTAAAACTTTTAAGAGTTTAGTCAAAGCTTCTGATGATATTTCTCTTAACATGTTTAAATTAAAACAAGGTTTAATTGGATCTAAAGATTTAGCTAAACAACAAGTTGGTATAGAGGAAAAAAGAGCATTATTAGAAGCTAGAATAGCCCATGCTAGAATGATGAGGGCTAAATTTGATGAAAAAGATGTAGCGGCTGCTAGAGAAGCCTTAGACTACCAAGAACAAATATTAGCAGAAGCTATTGCTTATAATGCTACAATTGAAAAAAGACTTGGTATAACAGGTAAATTAGTTGGAGCATTAGGAAAAATACCTGGTATAGGTCAATTCATAAAAGCAGATGAATTAGAAACTAAGTTACGAAGTGCTGCGGCTAATGGCGCTGGTCAGTTTAAAATTATGGGACTGGCGGCTAAAAGTGCTTTTGGTCAGATAACTAAAGGATTAACAGATCCATTATTTTTATTAACAGCTCAAATAGCTCTATTTAAGAAAATTTTTGATCTTAATAAAGACATAAATGAAAGACAAACTGCCCAACAACGAGCTTTAGGAATATCAGCCGATCAATCACAAAGATTAGCTCAAAGTACATTTGAATACGCTAACGCTACTAATGATGTTTTTGTCACTGAAAAACGAATAACAGAAGGTAGAAATAAATTAAATGAATTATTAGGTACTAGTGTAGTATACACTAATCAATCAGTTGAAGGTTTTGAACGTTTAACTCACTATTATGGTGTGAGTGAAGATAGTGCTGCTAAATTAACTGAATTAGCTACTCAACAAGGACAATCAACTAAAGATATTCTTAACTCTACTATTAGAGTAGCTAATGAACAAAAAAGACAGTTTGGTGGCACTATGAGCTACCAAAAAGTATTACAAAAAGTAAGTTCTACTGGTGGTGAAATATTAACCAAATTTAAAGGTAATACTCAGGAATTAGCTAAAGCAGTAATGAACGCTGATAGATTGGGTTTAAATTTAGAACAAGTTAATAAAATAGGTGAATCATTACTTGATTTTGAGTCATCAATTGAAAATGAACTTAAGGCAGAATTATTAACTGGTAAACAAATAAATTTAGAAAGAGCCAGAGCAGCCGCTTTATCAGGTGACTTAGCTAAATTAACAACAGAAATAGCTAACCAAACAGGTGGTATAGCTAATTTTCAAAGAATGAATGTTATACAACAGAAAGCATACGCTGAAGCTTTTGGTATGACAGCTGCTGAGATGGGTGATATGCTTCGTAAAAGAGAATTTGAAAATAAATTAGGAGCAGATGCTAAAAAATCAGCTGAAGAACAACTTAAATTAGCTGAAAAAAGAGGTATTAAAATAGAGGATAGTGTTAGAAAAGAACTTGAAGCTAAATCATTAGCAGATAAACAAAAATATGTTTTTGAAAAATTAGCTGAAGTTTTAGGAAAATTAACATCAGGCCCTATGCAAAAGTTTATGAGCTTACTAAGTAAAGCTTTAGGGTTTGTAGAAAAAATATTTAGTTTCTTTGGAAAAATGACTGGTGGTCCTTTAGGTGACGCTTTAGGAGCCGCTATTATAGGAGCTCCATTATTAATAGGTGGTGTGAGAATGTTAACTGGAGGAATTAAATCAATGTTATTAGGAGCTAGAGGATCAACTATAGCTAATCCACAATATGTGTTTGATGTATCTAGTGGAGGAGGTGGTGTAGGTGATATGTTTAGTGGTGGGAAAAGTAAAGGAAGATATAGAGATCCTAAAACAGGTCGATTTGCTAAAAGACCACCAAGTAGATTTGGTGGTTTAACTAAAGGACTTAAAGGATTTGGTATAGGAGCAGCCATAGGCATTGGTGCTGATTTAATGGCTAGCCAAATGGATGAAGGTGGAGCTAAAGATACTGTAGAAGGTATTGGTACAACAGCTTCATATGCTGGTACAGGTGCTTTAATAGGTTCAATTATACCAGGTGTTGGTACAGCTGTAGGAGCTGTTGTAGGTGGTTTAGCGGGAGCTATGACATCATTATTCACAGCTGAAGAAAATAGAATAAAACGACAAGAAGCTAGAGAGAAAACAGAAGAAGATCAAAATAAACGTACAAATGAATTATTAGAGCAATTAGCTATTAGACCAAATGTATTAAATGTTGGTGGTAAAACTATTATGGAATTTAACACAGCAGCTGATCAATATGGTACACGAGGTAGTTCATTTAATTAATCATAACATATTTATAGTAAATATACAATCATGGCATTATTTAGTAAATTAGCAGATAGCACACTTAGCTTAAAAGGACAACCAGGTCCTAACTTTGAAAATGAAGGACAAAAAGTATCTTCAAATATTCAAGCTTTAACTAAAAATAATCAATTAGTATCATCTCAAGATTTAAAATCTGGAAGGATATATGGATCTTCTCCTAATAGAACTAGAATTGCTCCATCTACTTTAGATTTGAGTGGTATCACACCTAAACAATATATTAATATTTTAGGATCATCTAATAATGCTAATACCTCTCAATTTAACTCATCAACAAGTACTGGGCTCACACTTGAAAAAAGATTAGATTTTAGCCAATTAGGTTTACAAGGTAAAATCCAACCATCATTTGAAAATGTAGGACAAATGACTACATCTGATATTCAAGCTAAAACTCAAAATAGTATATTAAACTCATCTCAAGATTTACTAACTGGTAGAAAATATGGTAAAGGTAGATTTACAACTTTTGTACCACCATCAAGATTAGATGCTAGTGGACTACCTGTTGGTAATGTTTATAAAAATAAAGGACCTAAAGAAGGAAGATACTAATGCCATTTATAACATTAGATAATAGTTTTAGCAACCTAGCTCAGTATTATAATAGGCCATTTGCTAATAAACCTGAAATACCTAAAGATTCAAATCAATTTAAATCATTTGATGATGGTCTTATTAGAGGTGGTGTTTTAAATGTTGGGTTAGCATCAATTAAAGATACAGCTCGTATAGGTAATTTTTTAAAATCACCTAAAGGACTTATATGGGTAGCTAAACAAGTTGGTTTACAACGCTCAAATCCTAAATTAGAAACACCTGAAAAATTTATAACATTAAGTAATAATAATACTAGATTATATAATTTAGGTATAAACACATTAGCTCAAGTTCCTTTAAATGCTTTAGGAGGTCATATCATCAGACATGGTATTTTACCTGTTAGTGGTGGAGGTTATTTAAATAATGATTCAAATAATGTTAAAGGATATAGTTATGAAAAAGTAGTTAAAGCAAAAAATTTATCAAGTAAAGTCACAACAAGTTCTATAACAAAAACTAACGATACTCTTTCAAAAGCAACTAACACAGCTTTCTCTCCTTCTCCAATTGGTATAAATAATAGAAATACTGGAAATTTTATCCCATCAAAAGAATCAGGTGAGGTTCTTCAATTTAGTAGTCCTCAAGACGCGGCCGCTGGTAGCGTGTCTAAACTAGCCCAACAGCAAACTCTAGATACTGTTATTATAACTACTTCTTCAAAACCAGCTCAACTAACATATCAAAATTTACCTAATAGATTATTACAACATTTAACTAATATTCAAACTGAAGATAAAAAAATTAAATCATTAATAACTACTCCTATTAAATTATTATCATATAGTGGAGGACCTGATAGTATTTATGGTATAGGTAAAACTATAATTAGTACAAACCCAGAACAACGAACAAATGTCTCTAATGATAAAGATGATCCTAAAAATGAAGTATTAAACAATTTTAAAGTAAAACCATACTCTGAATTAGATAAATTATCTCAAGAACGTAGTTCAACAGTTCAAAGACAAAAACAAACATATATTGCTCCTTTTGATCAAGAAAATGTTGAAGATAGAATTGGTGTTTCTAAAGTAGGACAGAATAATATTAATAGAAGTGTAGATGCTATAAATTCTATTAGTATCATGGATGGATCTACTTTTTATAAATATAGTAAATCAGCAACTAATAAAAACTATGGTAATGAATTATATAGTGATATTAACCAATTTGGTAATAGTTCACTTTTTACATATAGTGGAGACACTACAGGAGTAAAAGCAGGAAATTTTGGTAGAGATATAATTAAATTTAGAATTGAGTTTATAAATAATGAAAAAATAAATGAAACTGAAATTTTAGCTTTTAGAGCTTATATTGATGATTTTAATGATGGTATGACAGCTAAATGGAATACCTATAACTATATGGGTCGTGGTGAAGATTTTTATGTGTATAATGGATTCACAAGAGAAATAAGTGTATCATTTACTATGTATGCTCACTCACCTAAAGAAATGAAACCATTGTATCAAAAATTAAATTATTTAATGTCAACATTTGCTCCTGATTATAGTTCAAAACTAAAAATGAGAGGTAATATAGCTAAGTTAACAGTAGGTGATTATTTATATCAACAGCCTGGTATATTCACTGATATTAAACTATCAGGAATATTAGATACACATTGGGAAATAGCATTAAATGATCCAGAAAAGGGATCTGATATGTTCCAATATGAAGTACCTAAACATATTAAAGTATCTTTAACATTTAAACCTATACATAATTTCTTACCACGTAGAGCTTATAGAGATACTTTAGCTAATACACCATTTATTACACCAAATGATAAAGATAATAAATATCTTTCTGGTAATGAAAAAGTAGTTTCACCAAAAACTTTAGAAATTGAAAGTGGTGAAAAAATAGCTTAACTACTTCAAAATATTACTGTTTAATAATAAAAAATATTAAAACTCAATATTTATTATCATGAATAGGTATGATGATAATAATATTATTGAGACTACTCCAACAGTACAATATCCTAAAGTAACTAGATATCGTTCATCAACTCGATATCCTGATATTCCATTATCTGAATTTGATTTATATATTTTAACTATTCGTGGGGATAGATTAGATAATTTAGCTAATCAATTTTATGGTGACCCAACATTATGGTGGGTTCTATCTGTGGCTAATCCTGATTTACCTAATGATTCATTGTATCCAACTCTTGGATATCAATTAAGAATACCATCAAATTTAGAACAAATTTTATTTGATTATCAACAATTAAATAGTTAAAAAGTGTTATGTCAATATTTAAAAGTACTCTTAGTCCAACTACAGCTGCTCAATTAAAAGCTCGTGAGCAAGTAGTGGTAAACAAAACTAGAGATGATTTGTTTTTACGTTTCACCTCTGGCAAAAACTCTTGGGTGAGAATGACCTCATTAGTTAACTCTAATTTTAATTGTAAGAGAGTTAAAGATAAAGATGGTAAGGTTATTTTAGATAATGATAAAAAACCAAAACAAATTTGTGCTTACTATGGTGACCAACTATCTAGAAAATATGTTTTAGAGGGTGGTACTTTATATCAATCAAATGAAAATAGTTTTCTTTTAAGAAGAGGTATAGCTCAACAGGGTGGTGTTTATGGAAGTGATTTAGATAGAGTATCATCAAGTGATAAAGCTAAATCTAGTAGAGATCTTGGTTTAAGACCAATGCCTGGTATTACTAATGTTAGTATTGCTAATAAAAGTGCTTATGGTTCATTAAGAGAAGCTACTATTGAGTATCTTATTTGGGACAGACATCAATTAGAAGAAATGGAGGTTTTATTTATGAGACCTGGCTATTCTGTATTTTTAGAATGGGGATGGTCTCAGTATTTAGATCATGATATTGCTTCTAATATTAATACTGTTCCTGATAATATTACTATTAAAAATTTTGATGCTCTCACTATAAATCCTTTTGATAATAATCAAACTGAAGATGACTACTATAAAAGTATAGATTCAACAATAGAAAAAACAAAAGGTAATTATGATGCTATGATTGGTTTAATTAAAAACTTTTCATGGCAATTAACAAATGAAGGTGGTTATAGATGTACAACTGTTTTAATATCTAGAGGTGAAGTTTTAGAGACACTAAAAGCTAGTAGTAATCCAAATATTATAATTGATAGTTTTTCATCTCCTTCTCAAATAGATCCAGGAATAGGTAATAATGAACCTGCTCTTGTTTTAAGTTTATTTGAAAAAATATTTTTAACTATTAAAGGTGGGATTAATTTAAGTGAAGTAGCAAAAGATGGTGGTGAAATTTATCAACAACTAACACCACCTCCTCCAACTGGCTCATCAGATTCTTCAGACTCATCTAATCCTCCTCAACAACAATTAACTCAAGAGCAAATAATATCTTTAAAAAAATCTATTGACACAACATCAAAGGAAATTAAAAAAGGATATGATATAATTATAGAAGGATTAACAGATCCTAATATTAAATATAAATGGGACTATAAATCAGGTATAATAGAATCATCTCTTACTTTTCCAAGTGAGTATGAAAACCTGTTAGGATTAGTAAAAGTAACTGAAGCTTCAACTGAAGGTACTGGTATTGAATATATATCATTTATTAATTTTATAGCTATTCTTAATAGATTTTTCATTCCTAGAGATAAAAACCATAAACCAATACTTCAAATAATACTTCCAGTTGAAACTCCTTGTTTAATGAGTGAGGATAGTGTTAGTATAGATCCATTAACATGTTTGATATGTAACAAATCAGCTACTTTTATCACAGATACAGAAAACGTAACTGATTCTGATAATATAGGATTTAATCCTACTTTAATTGGTAGTCTTGGATATAATATAGATAAAGCACATTATACTTATAATGGATTATACAAACTACCAAATTTTAATGGTAATGAAGATAATGAAAAAAATAAAAATATAGGTTTAATAGGTAATATATATATTTCTATAAGTAAAATTATATCTATTTACAGAGGATTAATGAGTGAAAATGGAGTTGATATAACTGAACTTTTAACAACATTACTAAGTGATATATCCTTTGCTTTAGGTGGTATTAATGACTTTAAATTATATACTGATAGAAACATAGTTCAAATTATTGATGCTAAATACTTAGAAGAAGGAGAAACAATAAAAGACAAATACCAGTTTACTTTATTTGGTTTAGATAGCATATGTAGAAATATTCAGTTAAATTCTCGTGTATTTGCTGAACAATCAACCATGATTGGTGTAGCAGCTGGTTCTAGTGAAAATTTTAATAACTTAGGTGATATTTATTCTTCAACTCAACAATACTTTAATAGGGGATTAAGTGATAGAATTATAAAAGATTTAGATATTAAAAATGAAGTCCCAGGTTTATCACCATTAAAAGATAAAGATGGTAATCCTGTTAATCTATATTACTATCATATATACCAAAATTTAGCTTCATTAAGTAATTATTTAAATAGAAAAGTATTAGGTCTATATTCAAAAAAATATATTATTGATAATAATCAGTATATATCTGATATGACAGGAAACGGACTTAGAGAAACTCAAATACCACAAGAAGAAGAAGTTGCAAATGCTAGTAGTTTATTGAAAAGTTTTCATTATCAACTTAATGGTGGAGATATTGATTATAAATCATTAATTCCTTTTGAACTTGAAATAACAATAGATGGTATGGGTGGATTTATTGTTGGACAAATATTTACTATTAACAAAAGATTCCCCTCTATTATACCAAAATCATATTTTAATAATAATTTAGGATTTATTATTCTTGGTATATCACATTCACTTCAAAATAATGATTGGACAACAACATTAAGAACTCAAATCTGCATATTAGATAATCCTGATGATAAAAAATCTGACCATTATCCTCTACCTGTTGATAAAACTAAATTAAAAAGTATAATTAAACAAGTTCGTAAATCAGTTATAACAACATCTTATCTAATATCAGCTATGGCTGATTATATGGTTTATCTAACATTAAAACTAACAGTAGCTGATAATCCAGTTACTCCTGATTATAGATATCCAGCAGCTAAACAGCCTTTTTTAGCAGGAAACACTTTTGTTGATAATCCTAAAACAAATTATAAATATCAATTTGACTATTTAGACTGGGACAAAGGTGGAGGGGTTAATAAACAAGCTTTAGTTTATGGAATTTTATCTGGCATAGCATACAATCCACAATTAACTAAAGATTATTCAAATAATCTTTGGGGTGGTGTGAAAAATTTTAGCGCAACTCAAGAAAATAAGAATAATTATTTATATATGTGGTGGAATGACAATAAAGATAAAGGTTACACATCATTTCCTTCTGGATCATTTAAAGAATTACTTACTACACCAACTATTGATGGAACTAGTACTATTGATTTTAGTCCATTAGTAAATACTTTTAAGCAATATCTATTCCCAAATTATCAAAATTATGACACAGACAAATCTAGATTTACAGATAATCTTAATAATCAACTAAAAGAATCTATATTCTTTTATAAAATTTTAGGTAATGATCCTAAAAAAACATTAGAATCTGAATTTACAGCTAATTATAATTTTGGAGGTGATAGCGACACTGACTCTGCTGTTAATTTAAATGCTTTATTTAATACTTATTATATTAATGTTTATCAAGCTATTAGTAATGGAGATGAATTAGGACAACTTATACGCCCTGATAATATAATTTCATCAGAAACAGATCTTAAAGCAACATCACAATCTAAAGGACGTTATACACTTTATAGAGCAAAGTAATTAAAAATATGTACATACCTTTATCAAATATTGTTGAAACTGGATATACTCAAGGATATAGATTCACTAATAAAATAGGTGAAAACTATATAGGATTTTATTTTAAAGATAATAAAGGTAAATTTTATTCTGGAAAAAGTTACACATCTAATACTATACAATTAATAGATACAATTCCTCCTATTTCTCTTGATTTAAATTCATTAACAAAAAATACTACTTTTAATTTACGTTATACTAAAATATATGATGGTAATTTAGATACACCATTATTAAAAACAGAATATATTGAACCTAGTGAGGATGATTATATTAATGGGGTATTTATTCGTTGTATAGCCCAATTAATACCTAGTATATACCCAGAAAAAAATATAGTTGAAATTACCACATCTACTTTTTATCAAATAAAAGATAATCCTAATATAATTAAATCATATAGATTAGCTACATTTGGTTGGAAATTAAATGGACCTATAGATGATGTTTATAAAAATAATATTAGAGTTAGAGATGGTGCTGTTAGTACTAATTTAAGATCATTAGCTGATGTTGAGAAAAAAATAAAAGGTATTTCTTTATATTTAGATAATCCTTTACAGTTTGTTAATGTTGCTATAAGAGACGATAATAGATTTAATTCATAAAACAGTTTGCCTACCTAAAATTTCTACTATATATTTAACCTAATAATAAAGGTTATGTATTACATAGTAGAGACTAAAGAACAACTAAAATATCTATTTGACAAATCAGAAATAGCCACTTGTTTTGTTAATATCATCACAACAAATGATAATCGCCATCCATCATTAACTAAACCATGTTTAGTATATTATAATGATGGAG